CTCACCTGGTTTTCGTACAGTCTTTATTTGACTTTTTACACTATCAAATCCTAATATAGTATTACCTTTAATTGTAAATACTTTACTATATTCATCAGCAATCAAATAAATTAATTTACGAGTTGCAGAGTTGTATAGGTAACATTCACTAGCACCGTGTAACTTAGTTGGATGCACACTAGTCAAATCTAATTTGTTAACAGCATCTTTCAATTCTTTGAGATATTTCAACTTAGATACAATCTTCTCAACCGGGACTGCTTTTTTCTTTCTAGGTGCTTTACTTGCTTTCTTAACATTAATATAACTGTTAAGATCACCTAATACCGATTCAATAAACTTAACTGTATTTTTAAGTTGAGTTTTAGTTAAATGCTGATACCCTTGAATTAGTTGACTATCTTTACCTTCCAATACATCTTCAAATTCAACTAATTTTCTTTTCCAAATGTCAGCTATCACATAGATATATTGAGGTACTACATTTTTCCTAGCTAATTCGTCCATTGGTCTAAAACTATGATTAGCTTTTGCACCATCGATCATAAAACTATCAAACATACCCTCAAGTTCACCTGCTGCCTCAATTGCTTTTTCACGCAAATAATCTTGAATTGTAGGTCTAGCTACCACTGGTTCTATTTCTTCAGTTTTTGCTACACTAAGATTACTAGATTTTAATTCTGGATCAGTTAAACATTTTAATAGTCTAGATGTTTCATTAGATAATCTTGCCTGCTCACTATCTAATAATTCTAGTCCTCGCATTTTCATACGAGCTAACCAACACAATGTCATTATAAATTCACTATCAGCAACTTTGCGAATTAGTTTAGCCTGATCAGGTTGATCATTATAATCTAAATATTGGGTAAATAAATCTTTAGCATCTTTTTTACCATAAAAACGATTATACCAAGTAAAACTTCTTGATAGTGTTACGGTTCGATTTTCTAACAGGGGTTGCGTTATAAACAAGGGTTCTTCACCCATATACTTCATATCTACATCTTTTGGATTCAATGCTTTTATGAAATGATCATCTAATTGTTTAGTTTTTCGTACCATAATGACTCCTATCTGTGAATATAGCATAGTATACTATACTTCTAATTATCTGTCAAGCCTGAAAGGTAATACTTTGATTTTCAAAATGCGATAAATAATAAGTAAATACAACATATTATGCCAAGATTATCCCTTTACCGCGACAAAAAATCCAATGATTTTAAATTCTTTGATAGAGTTATCAAAGAACAATTTACTGTGGGAGGGACTGATCTGTATATACACAAATATGCAGGTATAGCAAATCAAGGTCCTTCTGAGGATTTTACACAACCACAACGTAATTCTTTAGATCCAACTAATATACAAGATTTGCTCTTTTTAGAAAATCGTGATAGAAAATATGAGCCAAATATTTATAAATTGCGCGGGCATTATAATGTGCAAAACTTAGACTTTGATCTAAGTCAATTTGGATTGTTTTTAAACAATGATATTATCTTTATTACTGTTCATTACAATGAAATGATAGATTTAATAGGTCGTAAATTAATAGTAGGTGATGTATTTGAACTGCCTCATTTAACTGACTATCACCCACTGAATGAATTAATACCTGTATCATTGCGTAGATATTATCAAGTTACAGATGGTAACTTTGCAAGTGAAGGATTTAGTTCTACTTGGTATCCTCATTTGTGGCGTATCAAATGCGAACCCTTAGTTGATAGCCAAGAGTTTGCTGATGTGCTTAAAGAACCTATAAATAAAGATAACTATTTAGGTGACTGGAGTTCTAGTGCAACATATGTTCCGGGATATGTTGTTACATTCGGTGACAACAAATACACACCTATTCAAAATGTACCTGCAGGGATTCCTTGTACTGATACAACATACTGGGAGCTTGATACGAGTGATACACTAAAAGATATTCTAAGTCGTTATAATAAAAATATTGAGATTAATGATGCCGCTATACAAGAAGCATCACGAATTGTACCTAGTTCAGGATATGATCGTAGTCAATTATATATTGTTCCATTAAACGATAAAGAGCAACCGGTACCATCAATTAATATTGTAGTGGGATCTGGTGCTCCTGAGGCCCCAACTGGCATGATGTCAATGATGGGACGTGCACCTGTTATTCGTATAGGTGCAGCTGCCATGAAAAGTATTTGGGATATGACAGCAGATAACATGAATACATTAAAAGAATTCATGGAAATGAATTTAGAAGTGGCTGAAATAAAACCAGAAAGAACTAGCAGTGGATCAGGACAGGTTAAAGGTAAATTAGTATTAACAGCACAAGCTAGAGGTCTTAAAACAGAAGCTTACGGTACCGCTGATAACACCTTCTCAGATGGTAGTGATGATCCAGATGATCCTTCATTCAAGAAAACTATTGTTGATCCAAATATCATGGACTATCGTGCTGATGAAGATCCTAGATTTAGATTTATTGCTAGATATACACCCAGAACATTTGGATATACTGATGGATATTTAGTTGGGACAGCAGATGCTCCTAATGGTGAAGATTTAACTGCAGGAATAACCTTCCCAGCACATCCTAAAACAGGTGCATATTTCTTAAGAACAGATTACTTACCACAACAACTATTTCGATGGAGTGGTAAGTTATGGATTAAAATCAGCGATAAAGTAAGAACTGGTACAGGGTTAGGTGCAGATGATAAATCATTAAGAGCAAGCTTTATAAACAATAGCAATGTTACAACATTAACTAATGGCACCACTATACCAGAGAAACAAGCTCTTTCTAAGATACTTAGAATACAAACAGATTAAGGAAGAATAGATTGGCAAATTACTTTTATGATAATCAAATTCGCAGATTTTTAATTCAATTTGGCAGGATTTTTTCTGACTGGCAAGTTACTAAAGGTAAAGATCCTGCAGGTAATGATATCTTAGTAAGAATTCCAATTCAGTATGGTGATGCTAGTCGAATGGCTGCAACTCAAATTGCAAATAATAGCCCAAGTAGTTTACCAAGCGCACCATTAATATCTTACTATATAAGTGGTTTAGAATATGATCAAAAACGTACACAAGATCCAACATATGTTGATACCCTTAGCGTAAGACAACGTACTATTAATAGCGAAACGCAACAATACGAAAAAACACAGGGGCAAGCATTTACGGTAGAACGTATTATGCCAGTTCCCTATACATTAAGAATAACAGTAGATTTGTGGACAACAAACTATCAACAAAAATTAGAATTGATAGAACAATTGGGTGTGCTTTTCAACCCAAGTTTAGAGATTCAAAGTACTGATAACTTTATTGATTGGACTAGTTTAAGTGTTGTTTACCAAGATGGGCTTACATTTAGTTCTAGAACTATCCCAACCGGATCAGGTAATCCTATTGACGTATTAAGTTGGAAATTTTATATGCCAATATGGTTAAGTAGTTCAGCTAAAGTTAAAAAGCTTGGCGTTGTACATAAAATCATTGCTAGTATATTTCAGGGTAATGCATTAACTGATATGCAAGATGACCATTTGTTGTTAGGAACACGAGAAAAGATAACTCCATATGGTTATAAATTATTGCTATTAGGTAATACATTACAGCTATTACCAGCTGGACAACCATTAAATAGTCCTAGCAATAATTCAACTGATTTACCAGAATATCAAAATACTACTGTTCTTTGGTCTAGTGTATTAAACATATATGGAACAATTAAACCAGGTGTGTCACAAATATGGTTAAAGAATCCAAACATGGATACTGAAATTGTTGGTACTATTGCAATTAACCCAACTGATGATAGATTATTAATATATAATATTGATCCAGATACACTTCCACAAAATACAATTGATTCTGTTAATAGTGTTATTAATCCAAAAACAAAAGGTCCAGGAGAAGGATTACCAACAGCAGAAAATGGACAAAGATACTTATTAGTTGAATCGATCGGACATGTATCAAATACGGCTCCTTCTATTGCATGGGGAGATGTTGTTGCAAATGCAAATGATATTATTGAATATAATAGTGTTACCACCAAATGGTTTGTTAGTTTTGATAGCAATAGTCACAAACATGTTGAATATGTTACCAACTTAACTACACAGGTACAATATAAATATGATAATGATATGTGGGTTAAATCATATGATGGCTGGTACGATCAAGGCGACTATAGTATAGTAATTTAACCACACTATACTAGGATGATAAATCATAGTATGAGAGATAACATTTCAGCCGGCATATTTTTTTGTGCAACCAATACTAATAGATTTTTATTCTTATTACGAAATGATCCTAAAAACTTTGGTAATTGGGGGATACCCGGTGGAAAAATAGAAAATGATGAAACACTTCTTGAAGGGATCGAACG